GGCTAAGATTTTAGATGTTATTTTCCCTTGAGGTGCTAACTTTAAAAGCTCCCCTGTCAAAACACCCATCTCAGTAGCAATCGCATCTGCTACTGTGGGCATTAGCTCCATAACTGTTCTAAACTCATCACCGTCCAACTTGCCTTTGTTGAATGCTTGAGATAACTGAAGAAGCCCTGCTGAAGTCTCGCCCACAGTAGCGCCTGAAATAACAAGCGATTTGTTGATTGTTTCCGTCAAACGAAGACTTTCTTCTTGAGTTCTTCCAAGTTTACTCAACGCCCTGTCAAACCTCTGAAAAGCCCTTGCTGTATCTAACACACCTAACCTTGTTCGTTTGGCAATGTCAAATACCTTTTCAGTCACATCTGCTAATTCCCCAGTACCATCTGTTACAACTTTAATCCTGTTCTGAATCAAAGTAAAACTATCTGCAAAATCAATAATAGCTCTACTTGCAAAAGCAATCCCTACAACAGAACCGATTGCAGTTGCTAAACCTCTGAACGATTTTGAAGACTTTCTAGTGTTTGTACTTAGCTTTCCTTGGGCTTTTGACAACTGAGCAGCGGCTTTAGATGCGTTCCTCATCTTGCGGATGTTGTCAATAAGAACACCTTTGAAACGTGCCTGACCTAGCGTAACTTGATTTGCAATAAGCACACCACGTTGCCTTTCATTCGTAAGCTTCTGCTGAGAAGTCTTGGCTCGGGCTTGCGCTTGAACAGTTCGTTTGGTTTCAGTTGCAACTTTCTGCTCAGTCAAAGCAACCTTTGCGTTCGATTGAGCAGTTTTGTCATTTGCAGCTTGCGTTATCGACGCTGCTCTTCTAGTTGCTGCTGTGGTTCTTTCTGTTTCAGTTGCAACCCTTTGTTTGCTCAGAGCTAACTTCTGGTCTTCAATAGCAGACTTTCGTGAGACGATCATCATTCTAGCGTTTGCTTTCGTTAGATTAGCCAAAGAGTTATTCAAGCGAGAAGCTTCTCTGGTAAGCTTCTGCAAGGCAGTTACATCTAAAGAACTAAGCTCCCTTTTCAAACGATCAAGACCTCGATGGGCCTGACTTGCTGCAATAGCAATCCCTTCAATCTTCTTTCTGACGTTAGGATTGACCTTATCGTTTATCTGGATGTCAATTCTTTCAGCCATTAGATTTTAAGTTTCATACTTTGAACACGTTTTCTAGCAAGGTCAACCGAAGTCTCTACGAAGAGTTTAGGGGCTTGCTTGGAAGTACCATCATTAAGGTCTGCAATATAGTCCAAGACATTGCTTACAAAAATTGGCTCACCTTTGCGCTTAGACGCCAGAAACAGCTTTGCCCTTTCGATTGTGGCACTTCTGCTTTGAGACTTAGTTGACCCACCTGCACCTGGAGCGTAAGGCCCAATAGGGGTGTTGACTGGAGTTCTGATCCCTACCTGCCAGTTGCTCAAAGCTTGTGAAGTATCGACAGGAGTGCGGAACACTAATATCTTCACAAGCTCTAAAGCAACCTCTTTTGAAATTTCATTAGCAGCAACGTCAACCTTATTGGCAAGCTTATTCATCTTGTCGGATAACGAAAACATTGTTGTCTTGCCCACACTAAGCCTTTTGTTTGGCCTTTTGGCGTTTAATGTAGGCAGCGTCCATTCTTTTTATAAAGAATATCAAGTCCTCTGTTTGATCTTCGTCGAAGTCATAGAAACAAGCGTAATCCTTCATCTTTGACCAAGGGATAGATCCAATGTCGAAAGATGAAGGTCGCTCTGCGTCTAAATCAAAAAAAGCATTCAAATAAAGCTCCAGACCTAGTTTTAGCTCGGGGGCGTTTTTGATTCTGTCAGGCAAAGGAGCCCCTGCTTGAAGGGCTTGCCTTGCAATGTTCTGCTCTACTGCACCTAAGTCAAGCGTGTGCAATAGAACATCCGTTAGTTTCCCGATTCGTCCTCTAGAGCTTCTTGTCGAAACAAAGAGGCTTTTCGGGCATTGTTCTGAAGGTCTTCGTACAATTCAGGAAGTGCGTTGAAGATCTCCAATGCTTTTTCTTTCGTCAAAGCAATTTCACTACCTTGTTTCGTCTGAATATTTTTCCAATCCATTAAGATTGTGTCTACGAAAACTTCCATAAACACACGTTCAGCGGTGTCGTCTTTGAGGGTTTCAAGTTCAATTGCTCGTCGATGTGGGCGAGTTGCCCTGTCTAAAGCTTTTGAATAACGCTTGTTGTTTTTCGACATTCTTGAAACTTTGAAAGCAGGGATTGTTCCATCCTCGTTTTCTCCGTATTCAATCCAAATGCCGTCTTTCTCAGCGTCTTGATCTGTTTCAAATTGATTAAAAATAGACATGTAAAACTTCTCCTTTGTTTAAATGTCGGTTATACAGGCATTGCAATATCAGGAAGATAAGGCAAGAAGCAACTCATCAGCGTGTAACCATTGGCATTTTCAGCGACATTGGTTTCAACTGGAATTGTGATTGGGCTATCCTTTTCAACAGCAACCCTTCCTCCTCCAAGAGAGATAAGAGGGGCGTCGAAAACGAAACCTGCGTTGTCTCTGGCAAAGATTGCATTAAGAGCAACGTCAGAGTTGTTCCTAACGGCAGAAATGGCAGCAACATCGCTAAAGAAAGCAGTGATTGACCCAGACACCTCAAAGTCACCTGCTGTTGCGTCAAAGGCCCCTAGAGTGCCAATTGATTTAGTAGGTGTGATGTTGTTGTTGATCGCAAGACTTGCTTCTGAAACAAAGGCAAATAAACCTGTGGGGTTCAAGGTAGCAGGGTCTACAACATTAAGCTTGATTCTAAACACATCGCTTGAAGTATTGAACGACTCTTCACCTGGAGAAGAAGCCCTAGTTCCGGTTTTGATACCAGTTGTGCCGTCTCGTTGAGCAGTGTCCATTGCGACATAAGCCAAGTCAACGCTCAACTTATCGGCTTGAGGGACGTTTAGAGTAAATTCGTTAGGAATTGAGCCTTCAAGGTATTCGCTTTGAACACCGTTTGCATCTTCACCCAGTTGACGCTCGATGCTGTACGAACGACGCTTGATCAAGTTAGCGTCTTTTTCATTGCGGATTACTTTGCCGAAAAAGATTTGAAGAGTTGTTCCTGAAGAAGTTTCGTTTGCACCTGTAAAAGTGCTGTCATCCAAAACAAGAGCGTTGGTTGAAATTGAAGAAATTCTACCGTATCCTGGAGTGTTGTCTGCGTCGCCAAATTGATTACCAGAAGCGTCGCCTCCAATGAAAATCCACTCGCCAACATTCAAACCCAAGGTTGTGAAGTCTGCGACGGTTGAACTCAAGGTAATGGTGCTTGCAGATTTAGTCACATCAATGTCATCCAATGCGAACTGAAAGCCCACAGTCTCAACCTTAGCGGCAGCAGGAGGAGTTACTTCGTCTGTCAAATCTTCAGAGACGGTCAACGTGCCGGACGCAGCAGTCGTAACTGTTTTCAAACCGTTGTTTGAAGCTACGCCAAAGCCCGACGCAAGTACCAATTCTCCTACTGAGAATGCGTCCAATCCAGAAGCAGCGTCAAACTCTTCATTCGTACCATCTACGTTGGTAATAGCAACGGCAGTTCCGTTGAAAGGAGCAGTTGAAGGCTTTTCTCGGGCGTCTGCAAAGAAGAAACCTTGAAGAAGGCGAGCCATGTTGTTTTGAGTAAAGTCAGAATTGAAACCTGCAGAAGCGTCAAGGTCAGTAACTGTTCCTTTTTTACGTTGACGAGAAGGGTCAATCGGGTTTCTGGCGACGTTTGTAATTTCACCTCCCAAATCGGAATACGAATTCGGTTCTTGCTCGAACCAAACCGGAGTTACAGGTAGCTGCTTTAGACATTCCTCTTCAGCAATGTGCAACGATGTAATGTTGCTGTCAATTTTGTTAATAGCACAGGGCATGAAAGAACCTCTTAGATGGTTTCGTCGTATTGGTAAAGGACTGAGATGTTGAATCTTATCCACTTATCTTCAGGCTCAAGCTCTGAGACACTTGAATTTCTAAACCAAACGCCCCCTTCTGTCTTATAAGCCCTAAATGCGTTCTTCGCAATCGTGGATAAACTGCGACCTATTTCCATTGCCCTACTGTCAGATCTAGGGCAAAACAACTGCGCTACCAAAATACCGTCAGTTCTATACCGCTGCCCACAACTAGGGTTACGAAGTGTAATTTGTTGTTCTCCGATAGTCTCTTGAGACACTCTGACCCAATACAGGTTGTTAGGGGGCTTTTCTGGAGCCTCTACACCTTGCCAACGTATTTCAGGAACGTCTGTTAAAATCGAAAGTGTCTCAGTTTGCCAAACTTGGTTAAACCTAGCAAATATTTCGTCAATTGCTTGAGCGTATGTTAAACTCATTCGCCAAGTTCCATTTCATACAAAAGCGACTCACCTGCAGGACTTAAGGTTCTAAGGTTGCGAACAACCATTTCAACACCGTTTCGGATTATGACATCTTTAATCTTAGGGATGAACTCTTGAGCGCCCATTAAAGCGACTCCAAAACCTGTAGGCACTTCAGTCGTAGGATGGAACTTAGATCCTTGGAAATTAAACCTAGTGTCAGGGAGAAATACAATACTGACTTGGTATTCCAAAACTTCAGACTCTGCAACAATCCATGGCTTTGTCGGGTCAAGAGGCATTCCGTCTTCAATTTGCCTCCATGTAACAAGCTGACCTTTCTTGGCAATTTGTTGCCTTGCAAGTTTTATTCTAGGATCTGTCATTAGACCGCTATGTAACCTGGTTTGACGTTGACAATTTTATCTTCAACCCATTCGTAAATCTCAGGGGCAATTTCAACCTGAATTGCTAGAGAATGAATTCCAAGGCTTAACGCTTCTGTTTGAGCAGAAGTCAACACCCAAGACACGTCTCCTGTTGCAGGATCGTCTAATAAGACATTGGGATCAGAAGAATCTACCTCAAGCACATTGGACGAAGTTGCGACTTCAACCAACGCACATTTGACTATGGTTGCCGCAGAAAGAGCAGTGTAAGTAGCTCCATTTAAGCTTAACGACGACTGAAACTTATAGGTGTTTCCTTTTCGTAAAATCTCTACCGACATGACAAGTCTCTACTTACTTTTGAATTTAAATCAGTGCTTGAAGTCATCTCATTATCAACGTCCATGCTTTTGCTCAATGAAGTTGTCAAATCAGAGACTTTTATTGAAATTGAATTCAATCCTACTGTTTTTGCAACCAACGATGTTAGCTTCAAGGTGCTTATAATAACGCACCCTGTAAAACCTGTCAGGACAAAAGCACCCCCTAGACCTGTAGTTACAAGTCTGGAAACTGGGCCTAACCCTCTCGTAACTAGACTCATTGAGGATCTTTCTCAAAAATCTCTTTAGAAGAAGCAACACCTGAAGCGTCTTTCAGATCGAACGTAACAAGAGGTGTAATTCCGTCGTCGTCGTACCTTACCATTGTATTTGCACCTTCGTCAATGCGGTCCCTGTTGGTAAGGTGTTTTCTTGCTAAAGTCGACTGGACTAAGGTTGCGTCGGCAACGGTGTCTAGCGTAACAATCAAAGCTTCGATAGATGCTTGCGCAGCGTCTAGTTCTGCTTTAGTAGGTGCGTCATAGGTCACTAATGCTGTGTCCACTTCCGCACTCGATAGGTTGTTTAATGCAGAAATAGCGTTTGTTATGACGGTCTGAGTTGCATCCAACTCTGCCTTTGTCGGTCCGTCGTAAGTTGCTATTTCACCTGCAACGTCTGCCGTACTTAAGTCATTCAGTGAAGCAATGCTTGCCTGAGTTGCTAGAGCAGAAACGTCAGCCTGTGATGCAGTCCTTGAAGCTGAATCGGTTGTCACATCTTCAGTTAATCCCCTAGTAGCAAAAGCCCACACATCAGCAGCAGTCAAACTACCCCCTCCAATTGCATCCTTGATAGCCTCTAGAGTGTCAGTCACAGTCCATCCTGCTCCCTTGATCTCGGTGAATGCTGAGGTCATCTCTGTGAGCGTTGGCAAGCCATATGCAGTTAGTCTGGCATCGATGTCTGCTGTGCTTAGGTCGTTAAGCGAAGCAAACGCT